AGCTCTTTATTGCATTAGGAGGTTGAGCTCATACAGACACTTTTTGTACTGTCTGCATGATACGTTGACTGAGCTATGAATGAATTCCTTCAAAGCAATACATAGTTGTAAAGAATCATTTACTCCTAACTTTTCTAAATATAAGCTATTAGCAGCCGTTGTAGAATCTGCGATTTCTTGTGACATATGAATTCTCCAGAAAGATCTCCAGCCTGTTAAGTATGCTAGGATTTCCTCATCAGTGCAATTAGAAGGTAGCAGTTTGGAGAGAAACCTAACTGCGTAGCGTGACATATTAGGGTAGAATCCAAAATCTGTGACAATGTAATGACAGAAATCATAACAATTTCTTGAGTGATGAGTTGAGATCTGCTCTTTCGTGACCATTCCTAGAGCTTCTAAGATCTCGGCATTAGATTGAACTGGTTCTGCATGGATTGAGAGAAAATCATCACCTTGAGCTGCAATATACTCAGCATCGCCCCAGCATAGAAAAACCATACACAGTGTTACAACGGTGTTGAAGAAAAGAGTATGTGCATCACCTGACGATAGAACAAAGTGTATCCTCATTTTCATGTTCAAATCAGGTGAAGTGGTCTTCCATGTTTCACCGAAAATCCTTAGGTAGTCGAAGATAACATCACTAAAATCAACTATTTCTAAATGTTGGCACAGATTCTTTATGACTCGTGTGAACATAAGGAATGACATAGGACCATGCGACATGTCGTAGCATGTCATGTCGGATGTGCATACAGTTTTCCCTGGTCTAAGGTACATATGTGCGGTGGATAGTGCTCTGTCGGCAGAACTTTCTTTTATCCCACTGAATCCACATTGAGGCCCAACTGAAGCAAGAACAAGGTCCTCAGCAAGTGAAATGAGAGCTCTTGCGTATACCATCATTTCAGGATCAATAGCATTCGTGTTTTGAGCACCTTTAGACTTATTTATTCGAGGATTATTTCTATCAGGTTCGACTGAGTTCTTTAGACCTGTCTTGGCATAACACATTTTACTAGCAGGTGACTCTTCAGCGGTGTAGTTGAAGTCAATATTGTCATGGCCTTTCTCTTTAAGTGTATTAATGTATGCAATTGCACCACGTATCAAACTCTCATCGACATAAACAGCTCTCTTCTCTGTAAACATTGCTTGTGTCATGCAATCCACTCGAGTCATAGCGTAGTCGGAGAAAACTTTATTATTACTAAAACTCTTTACTTCTGAGCAACTTTTCCAAGCTGCTTTGATATCGATCTTGTTGTCAAAGTTTCGGAGCAATCTTTGTG